GAGAACAGTCGAGCCGTTGCCGACATGGCGTAGTCGGTATGTCGCTCCGACGTGTCCCGTCTCGAAAATGGCGGTACTCGCATCGAGGAGTACGATCTCCTGCCAATCGCCTGCGGCTAGATCAGTAGCGAAGGTTACGGAATCATGCCCGATTAGGCACCTGTAGGACCTTCCGGCTTCCTGAACCTTATCGTCGACGCTGTACGTAGTTGATGTCGCCCACGCAGACGCCGTAACAATGTTCGGCGTTACTGTGGTTGCTGTGACGTTCTCGTCGAGCAGGGGGACTAAGTCCAAGTCGAGCTCTGCGATTGAAAAAGTGGGGCCGGTCGTATCTCTCGTGAGTTTCTGCGGCGGGTGGTTAGGGTGAGTCAGAATCATCGTATCGTATTGAGACTCCGGCTGAATCCCGCGCAACTCTGACTCCGTGTATGGGGTGGTTCCGGAAACCGCAACAGATTGAGGGTCTCCGTTTCCGTCTAAATACCACGCTCTCGCGTAGCCGCCTCCTATCTCAATCGCGTACGCCGTCTCTGAAGAGAACACGAACGGGATCATCCGAGCGGAGGCGCTCCCTGCGCCGTTGTTGGTGGCCTTCACATACTCAGTCCCCGTCCTGCGCTCTACCCCGCCTTGGGGGAGAACGAAGAAATTCTCAAGAGTGCGACATCCGTTGCGATACGCATCGATGTCTGACCTGCCGTCCATCTTACGGGACAGCTCGCCACTATTGAATGAGGACTGGTAATTGATTGCCATAGTTTATCCGAATTGTTGTCCGAGAAGTTTCGCACGCTGTTTAAGCAGTTCCTTTTCCTTCGTGTCCTTGCGTTTCAGCTCTTCCTTCCATTCAGCGGTGATGAGATCTTTGAAGCCGTACCATTTACTCTTCGGCCCAGCGCCTCGGATGTGTGCCTCCATCAGATCCCAAGTATATTGGTTCTGGAGCATGTGCCGCGTCAAATCCTGCTCAGTTAACTCAGGGGCGGTTTCAACAACCGGAGCGGTTTCAACAACCGGAGCGGTTTCAACAACCGGAGCGGTTTCAACAACCGGAGCGGTTTCAACAACCGGAGCGGCTTTCAATTCAGTTTCGAGCGTTTCAACGCTTTTGGTGTGCCAATTCTTGATGCCTGCTTCTTTGGCTTTCAGTTGTATGTCTGTGTATCCCATAATCTCCTTCTCCTTCTCGTCTGTTTTAGGTTACCACCCGCCGTTCGTGGGGGTGCTGTTCTGACGATCTACAATCCATGAGGATTCGCTCGTCAGTAATTCTTTATTTTCAAAGGTATCGATTGACCGAGCCTGTGGCAAGATTACTTGTTGAAGTTCTTGGGTGAGTTTCAGCACCAGCGCGTCGTCGAGTTGAAGAGGTGCGGCCAGCTTCAATGCCAGTTTGCAGATCAGGGCTTGAGTAGATAGGGCGTCGAGGATGTTGACGTTTTCAGGTATCCGAGTGTACTTGAGGTAGACCGTCTCGTAGTCGCAAAGAATCTGCTGACCTTCAATGACCCAGCGGGTTCTGGTGGTCAACTGACGGGGGTCCTCAAAAATAGCTACGACCCGGGCACAGTCATTGGGGAGTTGATATGCGAACGAGTATCCGAAAGAGGGTACTTCAGTAAGTCGGGAGGGATTAGACCGAGCGGCACAGCAGTTCCATGGGAACAGTCGCATGGTCTCGGCTAGGGCTTGGTCAAAGAAAATGTTGCAGAGGCTGGCTTCACGGACGACCGCAGTGTTTAAATCCGAACCGGTGTCGAGCGAAGCGATGGTGTCAGCCCCAACTCGGAGCAATGCTTGATTGCATATTTCAATCTTAGTCAGGGCCATGTGTCACCTCGGTAAACAAGTTGCAGGGGCTAACACCCAGAGGGAGAAGGGGCCTCCGAGATGCCCTGCAACTTCATATTCAATTTAGGGGCTTTTACGCCCCCGTTGGTTAGACGTAGTAAACGACGCCAGTGACGGCGGGAGTACTTGCAACGGTGCCAGCGATCGTCAAGATCACCAGCCCGTCAGATCCAACAACAACCCCAACACCAGCACCTGTGAGAGCATTGACTGCGCCCGTAGTGGTGATAGCCGCGCCAACGGTCACTCCACCGGCTGAGAAGGTTGCAGAGGTACCTAGAGCGGCGGCGGTTTTGAGGCCAGCCAACATCACTTTAGAACCCGCAGGCAGTTTAACCGCGTTTAGTACAGGGGTCGCGCCATCGACGGACTCCCAAGTAAACTCGGCGGTTTTCAAATGCGCGTCGTTTTCACTCTGCGACAGTCCACCGTTAGCCGCCACTGCGGCAATTTCGTCTGAATTATATGTCATTTTATTTTCTCCTTAAGAGTTTTGAGGGGGCTTTTACACCCCCGTTAGGTTTGGGTTACACGCTAGTGTCGCAAGGAACGAGTACGACCATAGGCTCTTCCGTACGGGTTGCCCCAGTGCGGATGCACGAATAGGCATACCAGTTGTTAGACTTGTCCTTACGCAGGGAAACATCCGAGCTCAGATCAGGGTTGGTTACCTGTTCGATTCCGCTCTTAACCCATGCGAAACAAGCACGCTTGTCGCTGGTGTCCGTTTGTGGCACGTCCTTGTCATTCCAGACGAGGTTGGCCGCAGTGTCGCCTGCGTTCATCCAAGGGAGCATGTTGCTCAGCACGAACTTGAAGCCATAGAAGGTTTCAATCTTGCCGTTCACCAGCGTCTTGACCGAGTTGTAGTCAGCACTCGTGGCTTGCTCTTCAGACAGGAACTCGTCCTGCTGTTGAGGCGTCCACGCGAAGTACAGCTCGTTCATCGGATCGTCGAGGTCGACATTGGCGTCCAAGAAGAGGCGCTTTGCATATTTCAGCTTAGCGAGGTTCATCTTGCCGTCGGTACCTGTAGCAACAGGAACCATCTGACCAGCACCCAGAGGAACAGCAGTTCCGCCAGCTTTACCGGTATGAGCGTCGCCGAGAGCGCCTTTCATGAATTCGATGTCGGACTTACGGCGCAAGGCAGAAACCTGACGGCGTACGACATTGGATTCAGGGTCGACCAGCATTTTAACTGTGTCGAATTTGTCCAGACCATTACCGATGTGGTAAGGGGTGGCCGTGACGCGCCGACGGTCAAACAGCAGATCCGAGTCCGGAGAGTCGGCGAACTGTTGGGTGACTTCTTCAGCGTACACGCTTCCGAGTTGATCAAGGAACTTTTCTTCACCGGAGATAGAGCTTTCGGTGCATTTCCCAGCGAAGATTCCGCCGCGAAGTTCGAGTAACATATGTAGATTCGCATCGTATTCTGCTACGAATGCTGTTGAGATTTCATTAGCCATTTTTGGGCTCCTGTAGTTTTTAACCTGTGTGGTGGTTGTCACCGTGACTCGCACCGTTCTTTCATCGTGCGGCTTAGGTTATCTCACTAAGGAGGGCTGTGCCTGCTCGTTTTAAGCCTGAGTGGGCTTCCAGATTTAGGAGGGCCGCGAGCGGGTTGTCTTCTAAATCTGGTACGTTCCTATTACAGATCGTCAAAAAAGTCAAGTGGAATCTTACTCAATGTTGAGTTTTGCGAACAATTCCGACTTTTTAGACTTGAGATGGTCTGGGACTTTCTTACCTTCGCGGACGAAGTCCTTGATCTGCTCGGTGACTTCGCTGAGCTGATCCTGAACACCTTCCTGCGTTTTCGTGTGATGGTGCCCCAGTTCAGGGTCGTCGGCAAACTGCGCGGCAATCTTAGCCAGCGGGATAGCAAGCGCGGGTTCTTGGAATACACCAAGGTCATTCGCCCAGTCAATCTGCTCCTGCGTCATGCCGAATTTCTTAAACGTAGCGACGATGCTCTTGGAGATGGCCTCAACGGCCTTCGGGTCGCCCCACTCCTTCGCCAGTGTCGCTTCATTAGCCGTTGCCTGCTCATCCATCTGAGTCTGCATCGCCTCGTTCTGAGTGCCTGCTCGTTCGAGGAACCAGTTCACAAGGGCGTCCGCCGCTTTCGGCGTTGCTCCCATGGCATGTGCTTGTTCTTTCAAACCAGTGATCGTTTCGTCAATCGCGCCAGCTCCGGTCTCACCAAAGGTTTCGCGCATTTCATCGCTCAGCCCTGCGGTGTACCCTTCGACCGAGTCGGGTCGGCCCATTTTTCCATAGAACGTCGCCCACTCTTCCGGAGTGGCGTCTTCTTTCGGAATGTCGCCTTTTTTGCCGTTAAAGCTGACTACGTCTTGGACGTATTGGGCGAACTCATCCTGAGTTTTACCCTTCAGGCGCTCGAAAACGGGGGAGCCTCGAAGCTCTTCGCTCTCAATCCCGGCGATAAAGCCGTCTGAAAATGGGGTTTCTTTTGCGGCGGCGGCGGCGGCGGCTGTTGCCTCTGCGGCGGCTGTTTCTGCTGGTGTAGGATCTGGCATGGTTATTCTCCTTCTCGGGGGTTATGATTCTCAATCGGGGGTCGATTAAGCTGAATGATAATATCACGGATGATGCCGCACGTAGCGTTCTGCTTCGCTTCGTCGATGCCGTTGGTGGCTTTAGACGGTTCGGCGTCTCGCCTCCATCCGCATTTACCAACCAGCCAGTCTGCAACTAGTTTAGCATCAGTGCTTTCCGAACGAAATAGTTCTACGAAAGCGCGGCGGGTGGCCTCGGGAATGTCAGGAATATCCTTTTTCCATGAGGGGTCGGTGGTTACTAGCGTGATTACGTCCATAAATTAACTCCTTCTCCGAGTTTTTACTGCTCGCCCAAATTCATAAGTGCTTCAGCGCCAGAGCCTTCCTCTGGTGCCTTGCCTGTTTTATTGTAAAGTTCAGCGGCCTGTGCGGCGGCGTCAGCGGTGGCTCGTGCCTGTTCGGCCTCCGCTCTCGCGGCGCGAATCTCAATGACGTCGTCCTCGCTCTTCTGCAAGGATATCGGCGTGAGGTTGACTTCCTGAATGAGTCGAATGGTTTCGTCGAGGTTCCAGTTGTCCATCACGCTCGGATCAAACTCAGCGATGCTCTGCGACTGCTCAATCGCCGCGAGGGTGCCGTACAGTTCGATCTGACGCGAAGCGATGGACGCCTTACCGACGAGTTCAAAGGACAGCGTTTCGCCGTCGAGCTCGGGGATATCAAGCTCAGGGAAGTAGTCTCCTCTTAACATGATACCGAAGGCCCGATCGAGCGCCGTATTCACGAAGTACCGGTTTAGCCGGTTCACTGCCGGAGTCAGGAACTGCGCGGAGAGCGCTAAGCGCTCCTGCGTTTCTCCAAGGGTCATGTTCTTCTTTTCGAGAAGCGGGTTAAACAGGTTCACATAAAACGCATCGAGGATTTCCTGCTCTTTCTTCTCGATCATGGCGTCGTTGACGATGACGTTGTCCTTCACATCGACCTGCGACGGCTTGGAGTTGGGCTGGTTCGGATCAAAATAGATCACTGAAC